GGGTTTTTGGAATCCCTCTGGCTCTTTGGACCGTTGGATGAAAGCACGTTTACGTCGCTTTTGTCCTGAAAATACGCGTCTCTGGTACTCTTGGTTTCAAGCCAAGAGAGCGTGTGTCCCACTCAGCGTTGCTTATGTTGAGAAGGCATACCTTGACCACTACGCAGTTTTAGGGAGCCAGGACCCAGGCTGCGATCTTACTATCAGTAAGATAATGGAGAACACAGATTTCCGAAGGATACTCAAACAAGTATCCAAATCTGTTGTAGTGAAGCTCGCTAGTCTTCAACCTTATTATTCAAGGACTCCTTCTTTGGGAGCCTGTTTCGAAGAGACTAGATCCAGGTACGGGCAACTGGGGTACCTCGTTAAGACGTCTCAACCGTCTTTTTGTCTTAACTGCAAGAAGTCATTTGAGTTCATTTTAGCGTCGTGTCCTGACTGTAAGCGGAAAAGCCAGATTTGTTCATGGTCACCTTCTGTGGACTTTTTTGGTTTTTCTCTGAACCGAACTTGGAACGGTGTGGGTTTTCGTTCCACACCCGAGCCAGCGTATTTACCGTCGGGCTCTGATGATTGGTGTTTACACGATCATCGGCTCAGAAAGAGGCTTGGCGGTGACAAGAGAGGAGATCTCCTAGCTTTTCTTGTCGATAAGAAATTTACGAGTCTTGATGATTTAATCCATGTCATTGAGGCTTATGATCCTTTAAATGTTCTTGAAGATGATTCTGAAATCGGCGATCCTATGGATGATAATGCGCATGCCATGATCCAAGCTATCTTGGAACCACTGAAATGCCGGATTATCTCTAAGGGCCCTGGTCTAGAATACTATTCGATGAAGTCTCTTCAGCTGGCCCTCCACGCATCTCTGCGGGAGATTCCCTGTTTTAGACTTATTGGTCGCCCGTTGGAGGTCACTGATCTTGCTCAATGCTTTCACACCGAGTCTTTCGGTTGTGACGAGTGGGTCTCAGTTGACTATTCAGCTGCCACTGATAATCTTTCTTGGAAGCTCTCGAAACTTCTGCTGCAGGAAACGTTAAGTGAACTTCCGGATAGTATTCGTAGGACTGCTGATTTCGTTCTTGGTCCTCATCATCTTCATTATCCACCTAATCCTCTTCGATCTTTTGGGGATAGACCTTCATCTCGTTATATGGGTCTACAAAATCGTGGGCAGCTTATGGGATCTATTCTCTCTTTCATTTATCTATGCCTCGCGAATCTTGGACTTTATCTACACGTTACCGCTGATTACACCCTTGCTAGGCGTAAACTTAACCCGGGCTATA